ATACAAGCAAGTCATAATGTCTTTCAGAACAAAGGAAGACTACGAAGATTTCCAGAAGAAAATTGGTCAAAGACTGACCGAAAAGACCAAGTCCGCTTGGCATCCCCACCTCGATGTAACAGCAAATTCACTTCTCCGCTGGATGGAGGAAGAAAAATGATTGAACGCATTTACATACCAACCGCAAAAAGAGAAAATAATCAAATTACATATAATAATTTGCCTGATGAACTAAAGAAAAGAGTTATAATGGTTCTGAGGCCAGAAGATAGATTTTTATATAATTATGATTGTGAATATCTTGTAGTACCAACACAGATTGTAGGTACGTATACAGAATTAGCACAAACTAGAGAGTTTATTCATAAACACGCTGGTGCAATCAAATATGCAATGGTCGATGATGATATTATTATCAAGCGAAGAAATGCAAAGTATTGGACTGGAAAGTCTAATATGGAAAAGTCTAGGCGGACTGCTACAACTGAAGAAATTTCTGAGATGTATGAAGTTGTGGACAAATGGTTAGATGAGCCAGATATAGGTATCGTTGGACTTTCGTGGCCAGATGCACCTCCTGGTGATAAACTATACCGAGATACGACAAATGTAAACACATATGTTTTTTATGATGGAAGAATGATATCCGAAGTTATCAATGAAATGGATATTTCTTCCGTAAGAGTATCAGAGGATATGTTGTTTCTTTACGAGGCATTATCACGAGGAATCAATAGTAGAAAAGCAGAAGAATGGATGTTTGATAATAGAAGTCAAGTTGATAAAGACTTACAAGATTCCAGAATTGTTTGGAAAGGTATGTTTGTAGGTAAAGATATACCTGAAGATTATTTCCAAACTGAAGAACATTATAACTGTATGAGATATATTCAAAAGAAATATCCACACGGTGTAAAGATATTTGAGAAAGATGGTAAAATGAAAAATGTGAAATATTGGAAGAAAGTCTATAAACCAAAAAATAGTAACACACTTGAAGGATTTATGAAGTGATTGAACGCATTTACATTCCTACTATTCGAAGGACTGATAATCAGATATCATTTAATAATCTTCCCAAAGAGTTACAGAAAAAAGTCATAATGGTTGTAGAGTCTGGTGAACGCCATCTTTACAATTATGATTGTAAGTATCTTGAACTACCAGGAAAGATTGTCGGTGAATTCTATCAACTAGCAGAGACAAGAAAATTCATCTACGAACACGCAGGAACGATTAAGTATGCAGTAATGGATGATGACCTCATCATCAGACGTAGAAATTCAAAGTATTGGACAGGCAAATCTAATATGGAAAAATCTAAACGAGATGCAATTCCCGATGAAATTTTACTTGCATTCGATACGTGTGATAAGTGGTTAGATGAACCCGATATTGGAATTGTAGGTCTAACTGACCAGTCAATAGGAGCACCACCTCCACCTGTAGAATATCAAGATACTGTTTTTGTCGCAGGACTAATATTCGTTGATGGTGCGAAGGTACAACAAGAACTACACGATATGGATATCACCTCAGTCAGAATAGCAGAGGATTTGATATTCATCTATGAATGTTTATCACGAGGAATCAATACCCGAAAGTCTATAGAATGGATGTTTACTAATGGCTCAGCCAAAAAGGGTATGACAGAGACTTCACTAAGTGGTACTGGACATAACTCCTCAGACTTACATTACGATGCCCTTAAATATATTCAGACAAAATTTCCAAAAGGTATTAAACTTTATGAAAAGGATGGTATACGTAAGAACCGCAAATATTGCAAAAAGGTTTACACGCCTAAATTGAACACAACACTAACTAATTTTATGCGATGACAGGAGCTCCCAAACACTATCCACAATATCCTTTGTATATTATATCCAAAGGACGGGCAGATAGTATGATCACTTCAAAGAGTTTATCTCGGATGAAGATTTATCATTATATTGCAATTGAACCTCAAGACGAAGAACCATACGAAAAAGCCCTAGATAAATTTAAGCTCCGGCCGTATGCTACGCTTTTGCTACTCCCTTTTGCTAATCACGGAGACGGACCTGGGCGAGCAAGAAACTGGTGTTGGGATCATTCATTGGACGTTCTCGATGAAGAGTGGCATTGGGTGATGGATGATAACATTGCAGATTTTTATCGACTTCAAAAGAACTTTAGATACCGTGTTGAGAATGGTGCCTTATTCAGGTCGTGTGAAGATTTTTGTAATAGATATGAGAATGTCAAAATGAGCGGCCTTCAGTATCGATTCTTCATAGCACCGAATCAGAAATATCCACCATATGTGACTAACACTCGAATATACTCCTGCAACTTAATCAAGAATGATACAGTCCATCGATGGAGAGGACGATACAACGAAGATACAGATTTATCGTTACGCATCCTAAAAGATGGAGATTGTACAATTCAATTTAATCATTTTCTTCAAGGTAAATGTGCGAACCAAACTGTAAAGGGTGGTAACACGGAAGAATTCTACCACGTTCAAGCTACAGATAATGAAGAGTTTCTAGAGACTGGATGGAACGCTGAGGGTACTATTAAGAAAAGCCAAATGTTAGTGGATATGCATCCAGATGTTTGTCGCATTGTATGGAAATATAGAAGATGGCATCATTTTTGTGACTACACTCCATTCAAGAAAAACAAGTTAAAGTTTAAGAAAGGGTTGGCCACTATCACGGATTCCGACAACAATTATGGACTCGTTTTGACGAATACGGATAAGAAAGGCAATAGAGTATGATTAGGAATAATGATTGGATTAGTTTTCCTAATGGATTAGATCAAGATGCTTGTGATAAAATAATAAATTTAGCGAAAGATGAATTGGAACCAGCCGACGAAGAATTCCACGATAGAGCTATAACCCCGGATGGTCCAATTGATATTGTATGGACAAATGAACAATGGATATATGATTCTGTTTGGAAATATATGACAAAAGCAAATGAAGAAGCTGGATGGAAATATAATATCGGAGCCGCTGAGCCTTTTCAAATTGCCCGATATAAAAGAGGTATGTTTTACGAATGGCACGCTGATGGTAGAGGAGATCATTTTGCCGCCTATGATCTTCCGAAATTTAAAGTTGTAGACGGTCTTATTAGAAAATTATCAATGAGTGCTATTTTAAATGATGATTATGAGGGTGGAGAATTACAGACAATCAAATATGATCATTCAAAACCTTTAACGGGAAAATCTTGGACTGATGCTGATCCTGACAATCACATTTCTACAATAGAAATGAAAAAAGGATCTATTGTGATATTTCCTTCTGATATATACCATAGAGTTACACCTGTAACAAAAGGAATTAGATATTCATTGACACTTTGGTTTTTAGGGCCACCGTATGTATAGTAAGAAAGGAAATAGGGTATGATTAGGACTAATGATTGGGTTAGTTTTAAAGATGGATTAGACAAAGAGACTTGCGATAAAATAATAAATTTAGCGGAAGAAAAGATGTCTAAAATATCTAACAAGGAAGAACAATTCAATAGACATATTGAAAATATCAGAGATCAGACGAAAACTGATATTTGTTGGACAGATGAACAATGGATATATGATGTTGCTTGGGACTATATGAGACAAGCAAATAAAGAATCTGGATGGAAATATGAGATTCAATCCGCTGAAAATGTACAAATCGCTCGATATAAAAAAGGTATGTTTTACGATTGGCATCCAGATGGTAAAGGAGATCATTTTTCTGCTTATAAGAGTATAGGTAATCCAAAATTACACAACCGCGTTAGAAAATTATCGATGTCCATTTTTTTGAATGATGATTTTGAAGGAGGAGAATTTGAATTCGTCACCCATCATCATCAATCAGAGCATATGGAAAAAACGTGGAAAGATCGTCCCGCACCTGGCTATCAGGTACATATTCCAGAATATAAACAAGGGACAGTCATTGTGTTTCCTTCTGATATGTGGCACAGAGTTAAGCCTGTAACAGAAGGAATCAGATATTCTCTGGTCGTTTGGTTTTTAGGTCCCCCGTTCGTTTGACCGAAACTATAAATAGTTATTTTGAGGGATGGTAAATAATCTAAAAGTGAAAGCGAATTGAAATGGTCGACCAAAAGGAGAATCTAGTACGAAAAAGGGACGGTGCCCTAGAACCTCTAGATTATGATAAAATACACAAAATGTTGGAATGGTGTTCTAATGGATTGAACGTATCCGTTTCTGAAACTGCTATTACTGCTCATATTAAAATTGTTAATAAAATCTCTTCACGGGATATTCAACAAACATTAATTAAGTCTGCCGCTGAAAAAATAAGTCCTGAAATGCCAGATTACGATGTTTTTGCTGGTCGTCTACTTATGATTGATATGCGGAAACAAGTATACAAAGACATTAAGCCTACTCCATTTCTCGAATATATAAAAAATCACGTAGAAAGAAAACTATATTCACCAGATATTCTGAAGAAGTATACAGAAGATGAGATAACAGAACTCGGCACATTTTTGGATTATGATAATGATATGAATCGCGGATATGCTTCCGTTGT